CAGTCCGTAAGTAGTAAACAAACACAAGAAAAAAGTAACACTTTAGAACAAAATAATGAAGAAACACAAAAATAGGCGTCACCGAAGCCAGTTACTTACTTGATGTAACTGGCGTAGGTGACGCAAAAATAATCTAAAACCTAATAATAATTTGCTTTAGGTTAATTATTAGGTTTACACTTCGAAGAAGGTGAAATTTTGGCCCGGAAAAAAATAAGAGTTCGAGGACATCGCTTCAGCGATGCTCCTGCAATGTACATGAAAAGGACTAAGTTCGACCGTTCCCATGTTTATAAGACTACTTTTAACTCAGGCAAGCTCATACCTGTATTCGTTGATGAAGTGCTGCCTGGCGATACTACTAGGATGTCTGTTAATTACTTCGCTCGTTTGGCTACTCCTATTAAGCCTATCATGGATAATATTTATCTGGACTGGTTTTTCTTTTTTGTACCAAACCGCCTCGTTTGGGAACACTGGCAGAATTTCTGTTTTGAACAGGAAGACCCTGATGATAGTACTGATTATGTCATTCCTACTGTTGCTGCTACTGGTAACTCTGGTAATGGTTATGTAGGTTCACTATGGGACTATTTCGGCCTGCCCGTGAATACGTCTGGTAATTTGTCTGGTATTAGCGCTCTTCCATTTCGTGGTGTTTACCTTATTTGGAACGAATGGTTTAGAGACGAAAACCTCCAGAAATCCGTTAAGATCCAGAAAGGCGATACCAATGAAGTATTGGATTCTTCCCGTGCTGCTGATCAGCCTTCTTGGGTTTTCACGTCAGGTACCAGTATTGTTCCCGGCTTAGCCTGTCCGCCTCGCGGTAAGCGTCATGATTACTTTACTTCTGCGCTGCCTTGGACGCAGAAAGGACCCGGCGTATCTATAGGCCTTGCCGGTACCGCTGCTATAGTTGATCCTAAGCCTGTTGCAGGCTATTTCGTGCAGCAGTCTAATAACAATTTAGGCGCTGCTCAGTTTGCTGAAGATGGCGGCGTTCATGGTGTTTATACTGGAAGCGGTACATTACAGTATCAAGGTGGTTATAGTGTTTCTATAGCTGGTCACGCTATTAAAGGTTCTGGTGCGGCTACTGTTACTGCTCAACCCGGTTCTTCATGGCTTTCTAAGTCTGCTTATGCTGACTTGGATTCTTCCAGCATTTTCACAATCAACAGTCTTCGTACTGCCTTTCAGATGCAGAAATTCTACGAACGTCTTGCTCGTGGTGGCAGTCGATACACAGAAGTGCTTCGCTCTTTCTTCGGCGTGGTTTCTCCTGACGCAAGACTGCAGCGTCCTGAATTTTTAGGCTCCTTCACTAAAATGGTTAACGTCAATCCAATAGCTCAGACTTCTGCAACCGACGATACCTCCCCTCAAGGCAACCTTTCTGCTTATGGTGTTACTGCGTCTAGATTCCATGGCTTTACTAAATCTTTTGTTGAACATGGTTATGTTTTTGGCTTCGTCTGTGCCCGTGCCGACCTAACTTATCAGCAGGGCATTAACAAGATGTGGCTGCGCTCTACGGTTTATGATTTCTATTGGCCTACATTCGCGCATCTTGGCGAACAGGCCATTGAACTTCGTGAGATCTATGCTCAAGGTTCTGAAGCTGATACTACTGTTTTCGGTTATCAGGAACGCTATGCCGAATATCGCTATAAACCTTCGCAGATTACAGGCAAGTTCCGCAGCTCTGTAACTGGTGGTAACCTTGACGTATGGCACCTTTCACAGTTCTTCAAGAACGCTCCCACTCTAAACGAAGAGTTTATTACGGAAAATCCGCCTATTGAGCGCATTATCGCTGTTCCCAGTGAGCCTGAGTTCTTGCTTGACATAGGCTTCCGTTACACTACTGTGCGTCCTATGCCTATGTTTGGCACACCTGGTCTTGTTGATCATTTCTAAAAGGAGCTGGTTATATGTCATGGCTTTCTGATACTTTAGGCAGCGTCGCTGGTTCTGTTCTTGGATCTGCAGTTCAGAATCATTACAATTCTGCTAATGCAGCACAAGCTAACGCGTGGAACGTTGAAAATTATAAACATCGTTATCAATGGGCTGTAGAAGATATGCGCAGTGCTGGTCTTAATCCTATTCTTGCTGCAACTAATGGTATAGGCGGTTCTATATCTGGAGCTTCAGCCGCTTCTGTAGGTATGAGTGATATTGGTTCTACCATGAACTCTGCTAGAGCCGCTAGTGCCGCTGAAAGGCAGGCTAAGAACGCCGAGAATCTTTCCATATCTCAAATTGAAAAACTCGTCGCAGAAGCCGATTATGCGCGTCAGAATACCCATGGTGTAGTTCTTCAGAACGGTATTCTTGCAAACGATTTGAATCTTCGTGAGCAGACTTATGAGAAACGCCTTGGTTACGAGCTTGAGAAGATGAAGCTGGAACTTGAAAACCTTCGTCTTCAGGGTTCTTACCTTAGCTCTAGTGCATTGAATAATATTGCTTCAGCTAATCGCGCTAACTCTGCTGCTGCGTTTGACAACATTCAAACTGAAATGGCAGGTATGGAACGTGATTTCTATAAAAATCTTGAAAGTCTTACAGGTGCTCCTAGATCTGTCGCTAGTGGTGTTGGTTCTGCTGTCAAAAATGTTATAGGCTTCCTCGGAGGCCGTTATCTTGGAAGGAGATAATATTTATGTCTAATAAAACTACTATGATTCTGACTTTTATTGTCACCGTTGTTGTCCCTTTTGTTCAAGAGGTTGTAGATCTAATTGAAGCTCTGAAAGGTAAAGCTTCTTCGAATACTGTTACTGCTAAAAAGGTTGCCTCGGATTTTCAAACCGATGTTGCGCAACTTGTTGAGCCAGTTGCTAATAAGAATGATTCTAAAAAAACTAGCCGTTTTTTCGGTTCTTGGAGGGATGCTAAATGAGACGGCGTCGTTTGTCTAAACGAGGTTCTCGCCGTCTTTTTCGGCGTACCTCCAGATCTCGTCGCAGAAATTTTAAGAGAGTAGGACGAGGTGGATTTAGGATTTGACATTCTGACTTAATCCTGATACAATCGGTACAGGTGATTAATATGGTTTGTTATAATCCTATTCTTATGTACCCAGTTGAAGGAGCGATTACGAAGAATGGAAAACAACATTATAGTTTTTACGGTAGCCTTGCCGCTCACCCTGAACTTGCTGGCGATAGCCGCTTCATTCGTTGTTCTTGTAAACAATGCATCGGCTGTCGCCTCGAAAATAGTAGACAGTGGGCTGTCCGCGCTGTTCACGAAGCCCGTTCTTCGTCTTCTGCTTATTTCGTTACTTGCACTTTCGACGATTATCATTTGCCACGTGACAAAAGCTTAAGTAAGAAATTTCATCAGACTTTCATGAAAAATCTTCGTCGAGAGTATGGCAGTGGCATTCGCTTTCTCGGCTGTGGTGAATATGGTGAACTTCATGGTCGCCCTCATTATCATTACATCTTGTTTAATATTGATTTTGATGACAAAGTTTTTCGGTTCCGTACAGACGGTTATAACACTTATACTTCTGCTCGTTTTGCCAAGATATGGAAATATGGTATGCATCTTATTGGTGAGTTTAGCTTTGATTCTGCTGCCTATGTCGCTCGCTATATAGTTAAAAAACAGACAGGTAAAGACGCTCCTTCTTACTATAAAGGTCGCATCCCTGAATTCATGGTTGCTTCTAATCGTCCTGGCATAGGCGGAAAATGGCTTGAAGAGCATGGTGAAGAGTGTTATGCCAACGATTTCGTTGTCATCAACGGTAAGAAGATGCGTCCTCCTCGTTATTACGATAAGAAGTTCGATGAAACGCATCCTCACTGGATGGAGTTTATTCGTAATAACCGTATTGAGAAGATGCTTCATAATCTGGAGAACAATACTTTCGAGCGATTGATTGATCGTTGCCGTGTCCAGGAAGGTAAATATAAACATTTTCTTGGCAGAAAACTTGACAAGGTATTGTGACTGTGTTATCATTAAGGCGGAAATGAGGTGATACTTATTAGTGAATTTGAAGCTGTTAGTAATTTCTGTTGTAAGCGTAATATTACTTTTCATTATACTTTTCGTGGAAGTAAATATGCCGCTTACCGTTTTAAACCTGGTGATTCTAGAGTTATTCGCCTTGATGATGACTATTATGTTATATCAGCTACGTTATATCTTATGATTCGCAGGTATTTAGTTGCACTTAGAAAAGGAGATGGTTCCGCTGAGACTTTATTCCATTTATGATTCCAAGGCTGAACAGTTCAGTCCTCCGCAGGTTTACCACAATGATATGCTTGCTCTGAGAGCTTTCGAAGGTATAGTCAATGATGATAAAATGCTTATTAAAAAGTATCCTGAAGATTTTACTTTGTATTATGTTGGCAATCTCGGTGACAGCGACGGTCGCTATTACATTGAGAATTGTGACGAGTCCCGTATTCCTGTCATGGTTGGTCGCGCCATAGAATATGTGCAGCCTGTTGACAATGATTCTACTAAATGATAATCTAATAAAGAGCGTATCAGAAAAAGGACGGTCTCACAGAGATCGCCCTTTTTTTGTACGCCACGCCCGCCGCGTCTAGGCGCCTGCGAAAGGAGGTGAAACCATGAAATTTAAGACAGCTTACGATGATGCAGCAGAACATGATCATTGCGGTATTGAGTTTACCATGCCTTCTCTTACGGTTCAGGACGAGAAAGATGAAACTGATATCAATTACATCGTAAATAAGTATGCAGACGGTCAGAAAGGTATCATGACTCTTGACCTCGGCGATAGTTCGCAGTACGCTTATCTGCAGTTCGGAGATGCAACGCTTCCCGGTGACTACAGTACAGCTCTTGAGCTTGTGTCTGGAGTTCGTGAAGAATTCTACAGTTTACCCGCTTATGTTCGAGCAAAATTCGATCACGATCCTATGAATTTCATCAATCATTTGAATGATCCTGCAGCACTCGAATATCTCCGGCAGCAAGGTCTGTATGGCAGCAATGATACCTTTGATGAACCACAACAGTCCGTAAGTAGTAAACAAACACAAGAAAAAAGTAACACTTTAGAACAAAATA